TTATTTATTGTCGGACCATGTTCTATCCATGACCCTGAACAGGCATATGAATATGGTAAAAAACTACATATTATTGTTGATTTAGTTTCAGTACCATTCACATAATGTTCCAACGACATTTGTGGAAAATCTGCTACAAACACAACTTCTTTGTCTTCCTTGGCATATTTTTCTGCTATTTCATCCAATTCTTCTCTTTGATTATCGTTAGAAATATCTAAAGTACGTATATCAGCGTTTAAAAATGGTATTCATTTTATCCATCCATCCGGGTGTTTTGAAGTGGATAAATATGTTAACATATGAATTTCCCATAAACGGATCCGGTCTTCCGTGCATGGTTGCTATGGATTCATATAGGACTAGATCTGTATTTTCATCCAAATACACCTTTTCCTTCTTACCGGAATGATCCCATACATCCAAACTCCAAGGTGTGTCTTGCTCATGCGCGATATGTATGATAGCCGACAAAACATGTGTATCATATCTGTCGCAATGGACTTTTAGGGTAGCCCCTCGTTTATATTCTCGTATACCATATGTTGATGTATGTATTAGATTTGGAGTATTAGCCCAAATTTCCAATTCTTTCTCGATGTAATTTTCTAACTCTGTTTGTAGGGCTAGATCATGTTTTTTAATATCCAGTATATTAATAAGTTCTTTACCAGAACTTTTGGTACCCCATATTACATTGGACGGGACATCTTCCGATATTTTAAGATGTTTCTTAGTCTCCCACAACTTTACTAATCGTTTCTTCAACACCGATGGTAGTTTTTTAGCCACATATCCCTTTTTAGTAAACTTTGGGCATTTATCCCTTGTAATTCTCTCTTGTTCAGACATATTTTTATAGGCGGCATCGAATTCAGTATTCCAAACTTCTGGTTTTACCTCATATTTTTGAAAGGTCGGATTCATTTTTATATATAACTATATTATTAATCAAATTGTATATAATAATCGATATAAATATTATTTCTATATTATTATAGAAATAACATGGAAAACAGAAATATCAAAGGATTTGAATCTTTGGTAAAGCCAGATGTTTTACGCTCATCGCTGCCTACTGACAAATTTGTGAAAGATCTAGTAACAAGGACAAGGTTGGAAATTAGAGATATTGTTTCGGGGAAATCTCATAAAAAATTATTTATTGTCGGACCATGTTCTATCCATGACCCTGAACAGGCATATGAATATGGTAAAAAACTACATATTATTGCTGATGCGGTAAAGGATACTATATTGATAGTAATGCGTGTTTATTTTGAAAAACCTCGTACTACAATTGGGTGGAAAGGTTTGATTAACGATCCGATGCTGGATGGTAGTTGTAGAGTAAATGAGGGACTAATGCAAGCACGAAACCTTTTGCTTCGTCTAAATAAGTTGGGTTTACCATGTGGCTATGAGGTACTAGATACCATTACACCACAATACATTTCTGATTTGATATCGTGGGCTGCAATTGGGGCCCGCACCACAGAAAGTCAGGTTCATAGACAATTAGTTTCGGGACTATCTATGCCGGTGGGATTCAAAAATGGAACAGACGGTAATAAAAAGATTGCTCGTGACGCTGTGTTATCTGCAAAATTTGAGCATTGTTTTATGGGTATAACAGATAAGGGTGAACCAGCTATATGCAGAACAAGGGGTAATGCGGATTGTCATACTATTTTAAGAGGTGGTAGCACTGGTCCAAATTATTCATTGAATGATATAAGTGAAATGAGTGTTTTATTGGAAGAAAAGGAATTACCTAGAAGTTTAATGATTGACTGTTCGCATGGAAATTCAAATAAAAATTATAAAAATCAGAGTAAAGTATTAAAAAGTGTTATTGATAAAATTATTATGGGATCACCTGTATTAGGTGTGATGATTGAATCAAATCTAATAGAAGGAAAGCAAAAGTTGTGTAAAAAAGAAAATCTCAAATATGGTATTAGTATAACTGACTCCTGTATTGGAATAGAGGAAACCGAAATCCTTCTACATGAAGCTCGTGAAAATTTAAAAAGAAATATTGACGAGTCAACATCTCAAAAAAACAAAGAGGGTTAATTTATATTAAAAATAAAACAAGTGTAATAATAATGACGTGAAATATGAACATTGGTATTTAGGTCTGATTTTTGGCGCGGAGATGATAAATGTTCCATGATATTAAAATATGTTGTGATTTTAATATTTAGTTAGGAGTGGTTGTCAGGTGTTAAAGAGATTAGCATTGCCAATCAGCAACGCCGCTAAAACCATGATTTATTTTACAATGATCTGATTCATCCACGTGTTCGTGTACAAAATTAATCATGGCGGTTAAATCTGGATTAATAGCGGCGATTAGAATACCGGCTTCCTTCAAATTTTTATATCCTTCGTCAATGTATTCCATTGTTTTTGGAATTTTATTTGCGGGGTCATCAACATTGTTCAATATAGCAAGACCATTTTTAAGTAATTCTTTGATTTTATCTAAGTTATTCATGTTTTTTTATACTATAAATGGTATAAGTTTTTTTTCAATTTTTCATTCATATCAATAAAATAAATTAACAACTTTGAAATGGACGAAATACCATTAATACCAATATACCCGCACCTATACCTTGATAAAAGATACCTCTTCTGACATCACCCGAGGCTGCTTTTATTTTTAGTTGTTTGGCATTAAGAGAATCTCTAAATGGTGTTCCGACGGATCTTGTTCGTATTAAATAATATATTGAAGCCATGCAATACAATGCCATTCCGTATGCAAGATAAGGAGACAGTAGACACATATCAATCATTTATATAATTTGCAAAGAATATAATTTGCAAAGAATATAATTTGCAAAGAATATAATTGTAAATAATTGTAAATAATTTAAAAACTAATCTCTAGTTAAAAATATATGTCAGAAGCAAAGGAAATGAGTAAAGATGAGTTGAAAAAGGCGGATCAAGAGGCGTTGCAAAAAATGAAGGAACAATGGACAATAATGGCGGAAAAGGCTTTTTGTGATCTTTTGGAAGAAAGGGTTGCGCGAGACCCTCCTGATTATGATTGGATAACAAAATTATATGAAGAAATTAGAAATAAACTAACAAAAATTCTTAAAAAGGGTAGTCATTTAAGAGTAGAAATTGAAGATTGTATGGATATAGAAATTTTTGATCAAATGATTCGCAATGAGGTATTTAAGTATGATGATTTTTATAATTTAATAAATTATACTTTTGAAAAATGTAAGCAATTGGGGTCTTCTGGTCGTGATAAGGAAACGGATGCAAAGTTGAAAGAGATTATTGATCATATGTACGGTGGAAACGCTACATTCGCGACGATAATGCCATTATATATTAAAAATATTAATACATGTATTGATAAAATGTATGAGGACCTTGGAAATTTTAGCGAAATGATTAATGGTAAAAATGCCAAAAAATAGTTTAGTTTGTATTATAATAAAATGCGTTAATTATAATACAATGAATGGAATATTCGATATTGTTATACCGGTTGGTCCCAATGATAGGAATATATTAGAAAAGCAACTACAATATACCAAAAAAAATATTATTGGATATAGAAACATTTATTTAATATGTTATGATCCCAGTATTCGTATAAATGATTGTATAACAGTAGATGAGAGAAAATTTCCTTTTACAAAAGCTATGATAGCTCGGTCCCACGGAAAAACAGAATTCAATGGGTGGTATCTACAACAATTATTAAAACTATATGCCGGTATTATAATACCTGATATTTTAGATCGTTATCTTGTTATTGATTGTGATACGATATTTTTTAAACCTACCAAATTTATCGATGGGGGGAAATGTTTATACATGTACGGTAGTGAAAATCATAAACCCTATTTCAAACACATGTTTCTTATGCATGAAAATTTAACTAAAGTAGTAAAACAATCTGGTATATGTCATCACATGATGTTTGAAAAAAAATATATAGTAGAAATTATTAAAATGGTGGAGAGAAAACACAAAAAACCATTCTACTATTGTTTTATAAATTTTGTATCTGATGAATTTAAAGGAAAACCTATGGGTGCATCCGAATATGAGATGTATTTCAATTACATCTTGAAATACCACAATGATAACATAAAATATCGCAATTTACATTGGTGTAATTGGTTAAAAGATGATGGTAATGGTCCACCATATGATTTTATTTCATATCATTGGTATAAAAGAGATCAATAAGAATTTGTATGTTTTACAAAACTATACCAGTTATCAAAACTATTAACTTTTCCATTATGAATACAATTAAAACGCGTAAAGTGATTTTTAATAGTTCCTATCCTGTTCAAATGAAAGCATAATTCATTAACATTTTTTCTATAATCATCTTGTTCGCATTTTGAGTAAGATGTTTCTCTATTTCCCCAAAATGTAATATTTTTTGTTGTATATTTCAATACACTTGCATCGGGATCATGACCCATTACTATCCAATTATCAAAATCCTTGATCCTGGTTTTAATTCTATCATTATCTTCGGGAACAGAAGTATTAACAAAGAAGGTAACGCGCTGGGTTTCGTTTGTGAATTCTAATTCATTTTCGGATACTTTTTTATATTTCAAACCAATATCTTTCATATTTTTAATAACTTTGGGTATAAACCCCGGCCTTGAGTAACCAATGCATTTATCAGGACACCAACGTTTATCGCAAATATGAACGATTTTTCCAAATTCACTGAAGGGTTGACAATCAATATAAACCCAATCCTTGATATAACTCAAGAATGAAATTGGAAAGATGTCACAACCTGAACCAATATATAAAGCTTTCATTGTAATGCATTTTACGTTAACATTTTTAATAAATTTCAATTTAGCATGCTCTTGATTTAACATGTGATAATCCCTCCCAAAACTTCGTTTCTTTTGGGAAATCTTCCGAATTGATCTAACATTTTCAAATCTTTATCCGCTTGTGTTAACTAGGAGGAGCACATAGTATTTTTTCAAAAATATGAAATATAAAATGAATTGTTCTCAATAAAAGAATAAATATCATGAAGCAAGTTCCAGTAGACTTTGAAATTTCAAGAGGAGGTGTACCACGTTTCCAAGCCATTGTAGCTCTATATCC